GATTTACGATTATATCGCCGTGGAAGCAATGAAAGATTTTCTAAAAAGAATCGGCGAATATCAATGCGCGGCACTGAAACACAAAGGACAGTCATACGGGATCAAAGCGATCAAGAAATGGTTGCGAAATAAGAATATCAGATACGCCGGGCAATGCGATATAAAGAAATGCTATCCGTCGATCGATCGGGAAAAGGTCATGGAGTTTTTAAGAAAATATATTAAAAACGAACCGTTATTAAACCTGATCGCGCTTCTGATTGGAACATTCGAAACAGGATTAAGCATTGGATCGTATTTAAGTCAGTACCTTTGCAACGTCTTTTTATCGCAGATATACCACGAAATAGCCGAAAGAATGTACAGGATCAGGAAGAAAAGAAACGGAATCATGGAACGAATAAAACTGGTATTGCATCAACTTTTCTATATGGATGATATCTTGATTCTTGGAACAAATGCGAAAGACATTCACAAAGCTATGAAGCTAATCACGCAAAAGGCGGAAGAACTGGGACTGAAAATAAAAGACAACTGGATCGTATTTACAACCGTAATGAAACGAAAGGACGACGGACATTTCATCGACATTATGGGTGTAAGAATATACAGACACCATATCACGATTAGACAGCGCGTATTCTTGCGTGTGCGCCGGGCATATAAGAAAGCGCAGGCACTCATAAAGCAAAAGAAAAAGATCCCACTATGGCTTGCTAGAAAGTGCGCGTCGTATAAAGGAATTTTAGATCACACAAACAGTCAGAAGATCAAAAAGAAGTATCAGACAGCACAAACAATAAAAGTATGTAAAGGAGTAGTTTCGCATGAAAGCAAGATTCGACAAAAGGCAAAACAAAGTTACCGTGAAGCAGCTTAACGGAAAAGATTATATTTTCTTATGCCTGAACGGTAAGACAGTAAAGGAAACACCGCAGACATTCTATGAATACGACTATACGGAGATCACAGCAGAAACAGGCACGGTGGATCTGGACGACGTAAAGAAAAACCCGGATAAGTACGCCACATACGAACCGGAAAGAGAAAAGAAGCCGGAAGAAAAAATCGCAGAACTGGAAGAAAAAGTGGAATCGCAAGCGTTATTGCTGCAATATTTGGCAGAAATGACAGACGTATATATTCCAGAATAAGAAGGGGGCGGGACGTATGTATAACATTCTCTTGAAAATGAAAAAGAAATTTGAATATGAACAGTGGTTAAAAATGGTCGATCAGGCAAAGGCGCGCGGGAAACTGACCGACGAAGAATATAAAAAACTGACTGGAACAGAGGAAAAATAAAACAGGTCAGAAATGACCGGATAAAAGAAATAGAATCATAACAGAAAGGCGGGTGGAAGGAGTGAAAAAATGAATGAATGGAGCGTTATAGTTATGCTAATCACGTTAGGCGGCGGAATTATCGCACTTGTACGTCCGATCGTGACACTGACAAAAGCGATCACAGAATTAACAGTTACCTGCAAGAATTTAGACGGACAGTTCGCAGCCATGCAGAATAAAAACACAGAGAGCCATAGGAGAATCTGGGAGCATAACGACGAACAGGACAAAATGTTAAACAACCATGAAGCAAGAATCAAAAGCATAGAGCGTGGAGAAAGGAGAAATACACATGAAAGTGAGTAAAGGCACTATCGCAAGAACCGCGATTCTGGTTTTAACCATAATTAACAGCGGACTTGCAATTTTTGGAAAAAGCCCGTTACCAATCAGCGACGAAACCGTGACACAGGTTGTATCGTTTGGATTTTCCACTGCGGCCGCACTGGTTGCATGGTGGAAGAACAACAGCTTCACAGTTCCTGCACTGAAAGCGGACGCAATGATGAAGGAAACGCGCGTATATGAGCGGAAAGGACGAAAATAATATGAGTATGAATGGAATTGACGTCAGCGGGTGGCAGAAAGGCATTGACCTTTCAAAAGTTCCCGCCGATTTCGTAATCATCAAAGCAACACAGGGTACAAGCTATGTAAATTCTGATTGCGACCGGGCATATCAGCAGGCGAAAGCCGCCGGCCGGTTACTGGGCGTATATCATTATTTTTCAGGCGGCGATCCGGCCAAAGAAGCAGAACATTTCGTAAACAACATTAAAGGGTATATCGGCGACGCTATTCTGGTTCTTGACTGGGAAGGGGAGCAGAACGCGAAGTTTTCTCAGGGGCCGGCAGTCGCAAAACCGTTTCTTGACAAAGTAAGAGATCTTACAGGCGTAAAGCCGTTGATCTATATGTCGAAAAGCGTATGCCGTCAACATGACTGGGCGGCGGTAGCTGCCGATTATGGTTTATGGGTTGCACAGTACGCGAACAATAACGCGACAGGCTATCAGGCAAACCCATGGACGGACGCAAAGGGCTTCGGAGCATGGGGAACACCCGCGATCTTCCAGTATTCTTCCGCCGGCCGTTTATTCGGTTACAACGGAAATCTGGATATGAATATCGCATACATGGACGCGGCAGCATGGAAAGCCTACGCAAAAGGTACACAGGCAATCCAGACACCGAAAGCAGACGCACCGAACGGATCAGTCCTTGATCTGGTTTACGGTGTAATGACTGGGAAGTATGGAAACGGCGACACAAGAAAAGCGGCGTTGGGTTCGCGCTACAATGAAGTACAAAGCGAGATCAACCACATTCAGGAAGCGTCAGCGGCAACACTGGCAGCCGAAACGAAGGCGGGTAGATACGGAAATGGCGACGTGAGAAAAGCCGTATTAGGCGGCAAATACGACGCCGTACAGAAGATCATTAACGGGCAAAGCACGGGAAACGGATCTGGCGCAGTGTACTACACGGTAAAGAGTGGCGACACCTTATCAGGAATCGCGGCGAAGTATGGCACTACATACCAGAAGATCGCACAACTTAGCGGAATCAGCAACCCGAACAAAATCTACGTCGGGCAGAAAATCCGCGTAAAATAATGTAACTTAACAACAAAAATGTCTCATACCTCCTTAAAATAAAATATGTCACTGGGAAAAGTCATGCGAAAGCGTGGCTTTTTCTCATTGAAAAAAAGAACTGTATCAGATATAATATAAAATCGTATAAACATGAACAGAAAGAGGAAATCTAACCATGAATGAAAATAAATTATTTGAAGAAGAATTGATAAACGCGGTCGATCTGGAAGCAGCACCGCCAACAGAAGAACCGGAGCGACAGTATTATTATATTGCAAAAGCCCGTAAATATGTAAAAGAATTATCTGAAAAACTAGGGCGTCCACTTTTCGCGCATGTCACAACCTTTGGTTGTCAGATGAATGCAAGAGATTCTGAAAAATTGGTCGGTATTCTGGAACAGATAGGATATGTGGAAGAAACTGATGAAGAAAAGGCAGATTTTATTATTTATAATACATGTACAGTTCGCGAAAATGCCAATATGCGTGTCTACGGACGTCTTGGACAGTTAAAGAGAGTGAAAAAAGAAAATCCACATATGATGATTGGACTTTGTGGCTGTATGATGCAGGAACCGGAAGTGGTGGAGAAATTAAAGAAGAGTTATCGCTTTGTTGATTTGATTTTTGGAACACACAATATTTATAAATTTGCCGAATTAATCGTAACTCGTTTTGAGTCGGAACGTATGGTAATTGATATTTGGAAAGACACGGACAAAATCGTGGAAGATTTACCTAGCGAGCGTAAATTCTCCTTTAAATCCGGCGTTAATATTATGTTTGGCTGTAACAATTTTTGCAGTTACTGCATTGTTCCATATGTGCGTGGACGTGAGAGAAGCCGTAATCCAAAAGATATCGTAAGAGAAATTGAGCGTTTAGTTGCAGACGGTGTTGTGGAAGTTATGCTTCTCGGGCAGAATGTAAACTCCTATGGGAAAAATTTGGAGACACCGATGACGTTTGCACAGTTATTACAGGAAGTGGAGAAAATTGACGGACTGAAGAGAATCCGTTTTATGACATCACACCCGAAAGATTTGTCCGACGATTTAATTGAAGTGATGAAAAACTCCAAAAAGATTTGTAAACATTTACATTTACCTGTACAGTCAGGAAGTTCACGGATTTTACAGAAGATGAACCGCCGTTACACAAAAGAACAATATTTGGAATTAGTCAGAAAAATCAAAACCGCCATTCCGGATATTTCTCTGACAACAGATATTATTGTCGGCTTCCCTGGAGAGACGGAAGAAG